ACGACATGAGTTAATCCAATACCACATAATATCGCCAAGTTCTCGCTTTGCGTGATATATGGTATCATCATCCATAGGTTTTCCTTGGAAAACACACTTCTTAACGATTTCAACAAACTCGCCTCCTTCTGCAGAGATTCCAATAGCACCTGTCATCAGCAGGGGAATATTCACTTTTTCATTCAACTCACCAAGACGCGATACCATCGCATCCAACTCATTCGACTCTGTACTGGTCACTGCTTGTACAAAGTCTTTATATGCATTTAGATCAACTTCACTCATCATCTTCCTCAATTTCTTCAAAGTCTTCATCCATCTCTACTTCAGCACCGCAGAACGGACACATGTTGACAGTAAAGAATTCTTCATCTTGTTTATGAGTGACTGCAAAGTATGCTTCACAGTCACTGCAGGTATAGTTATTAGTAGGCATTACAGTGAAAACCCTTTCAGTGTATCGTCAGTCAAGTCTTGCTTGATACCACCAATAATGTAAGATTCAATCTCAGTTTCTTGTGGTGCATTCTGCAACCCACCTGAGTTCAACCAATGTTGTGTCCAAGGTAGTGGGTTATCATTACGCTTGATGTCGAATATTTCCTTTAAACCGATTGCTCGCATACGCTTGTTAGCAATCCACTCAACATAATCACCAAGAAGTTTTTCATTCAGACCAATCATTGATCCATCTTTGAACAGATACTCTGCCCATCGCTTCTCTTCATCAACAGCATCTTTATATGCTTGGTACATCCACTCTTCTTCTTCCTGCATCACTTCAAGCATCTCAACGTCATTTTCATTCTTCTGATATGCTTTGATGATGTGCTGAGTAATAGCAAGGTGCTGAGACTCATCACGAGCAATGAAAGAAATGATCTTAGCAGAACCTTCCATCATTTTCAACTCACCGAATGCGAAAGTACAGGCAAATGACACATAGAAACGGATACCCTCAAGGATGTTTACCGTTACCAATGCTCTCCACAACTTACGCTTGAGTTCCTTGCTGTTACCTTCACCTGTTAGTTTGTATCGATTCGCATAGTCGATGAAGTCATCGTATGCTTTAGTGATCGAGTCTGCACGTTCCATGATACGTTCATCATCGATAACGTGATCGAACACATCACTTGGGTTTGGATATAGATTCTTGATCATGTAGGTATATGAACGACTATGGATAGTCTCCATGAAATCCCACGCAAGAATACAACCTTCCAACTCTGGAATCGAACAGAATGGTAAGAATGCAAGAGCAGGACCTCTACCCTGTACCGAATCCAAAAGAATCTGATACTTGAGGTTAGAGGTAAAGATATGCTTCTGCTCTGGACGCAACTGTTGGTAGTCGGAGCGATCTTTCTGCACCGACACCTCTTCTGGACGCCAGAAGAATCCCAACTGTTTCTGCGTCAACTTATCAAAGATAGGATACTTGAATTCATCGTATCTTTGCATCTGCTGATCTTCACCGAAAAACATCGGTTGCTTCTTGTAGTCAACTACATTTTTGTTGAATACGCTTGTCACTTAGTCCCTTCCTTAAATTGCACAGGCATCACAGACTTCACCGTCATCGTCTGGTAATGCTTCTAATGGTTGTTCAGTTGGAGTCTCCTCGATATCATCATCTTTCTTACTGTCGTAAGTATTTTGATAGTATGATGTCTTCCAACCGTATTTGTAAGTATTAAGAAAATCTTGTGCCATTACTGACACTGGTACTTCATTATCTGGATAGTTCTCTGGATTGTAAGACCAGTTACCAGAGATTGCTTGGTCAAAGTATTTCTGCATCACTGCAACCACCTTGATGTAACCCTCATTGGATTTCATATCCCATAGCAATGTATAGTGATTCTTAAAAGTATGGTATCCAGGCACGATCTGCTTGAGTGTTCCCTTCTTTGACTTCTTCACGGACAAGTAGTCACGAGGGGGTTCAATACCATTTGTTTCACCACAGACCACTGAAGAAGATTCAGATGGCATCTGTGCGGATAGTGTAGAGTGACGCAAACCATGTTCCTGAATTTCGGAACGTAGTTCTTCCCAATCACGCTTGTAGTTTGGAGTTACGATATCGTCAACATCCGACTTATATGTGTCGATTGGTAAGATACCGTCTGCATATTTAGTTCTTTCAAACGCCTCACACTTACCTTTCTCTTTCGCTACGTCTACAGACGCTTTGAGCAAGAAGTACTGGAACGACTCTGTAAGTTCATCTACGAGTTTCCACGCTTCTGGATCATCGTACTTGACTTTATTTTTCGCTAGGTAGTGTGCTAGACCAATGTAACCAATACCAAGTGAACGTCTCGCTTTCGTAGATTTCTCTGCGGCAGGGATAGGATACCCTTGATAGTCAATCAATTCGTCTAGTGCGCGAACTGCAAGATCACAAAGATTCTGCAATTCGTCAGTGTTACTTATACCACCTACGTTCACTGCTGACAAGATGCAAAGTGCAATTTCGCCATCAGTTCCATCAACATTGCTGATTGGTGTGGTTGGTAGTGTGATCTCTTGACATAGGTTAGACATACTCACCTTGTCTTTGAACGAACTATGAGAGTTAACATGATCCATATTCATTAAGTAGATACGACCAGTTTCTGCACGTTCCTTCAGGATATCAATACCCAACTCACGAGCATTGATAGTCTTCTTGTCGATACGAGGATCATTCTCATACTTGGTGTACAGTTCATCGAACTCTGGGTAACCAAAAGCATCGTAGAGTCCAGGCACATCATGAGGTGAGAACAATGAGATATCTTCATTCTTCAGGAAACGCTCATAGAACAACTTGGACAACTGAATAGAGTAGTCGAGTTTACGAACACGGTTGTCTTCTGAACCCTTGTTGTTCTTCAGTACGATTACATCTTCAATCTCTTTGTGCCAGAATGGGAAGTGAGTTGTAGCAGAACCACCACGCACACCGTTCTGAGTACATGAACGAACAGTCGCTTCATACATCTTGAGGAATGGAATCACACCAGTGTGTTCTACCTCTCCACCACGAATCTTTGATTTGATTGCGCGGATACGACCAACGTTCAATCCAATACCTGCACGTTGTGCAATGTAGTATCCAACAGCACTGTTACTGTGGAAGATACTATCCAATGTGTCGTCTACGTCAACGAGTACACATGACGCAAACTGCCGGATTGGTGTACGAACCCCTGCCATTACTGGTGTGGGAATGTTCAACTTGAACTGACTGATAGCATTGTAGTATCTGCGTACATACTGCATACGCTTATCTCTTGGATACTGTGCAAAGATAGTCGCAGAGATCAACATATACATCACCTGTGGGGTTTCGTAGATGTCTCCAGAGGAACGATCTTGTACTAGGTACTTGTCTACTACCTGCTGTAAACCTGCATAAGTGAACTGCAGATCACGATCATGATCCATCATACCATCGAGTTTAGTCCACTCTTCATCATCGTAATATGACAACAAATCTTTATCATAGACACCACGCTTGATATTCCACTCAACAATCTCTTTCAGTGGGATTGGGTCATACTGACCATACACCTGCTTACGCAAAGAGAATGCAAGAAGTCTAGCGGCAACGTATTGATAGTTAGGGTTCTCAAGTGTAATGAGGTCTGCCGCTGACTTGATTAGAATTTTCTGAATATCTTCTGTTGGAATTCCATCATAAAATTGGATTCCAGAATTCATCTCTACTTGTGATGATGATACTCCAGACAAACCGACACACGCTTCTTGTGTCATCTTCTGGATTTTCTCGATGTCTAGTTCTTCTTTACGTCCACCAGACTTCACCACGAAAAGATTATCGATGGTTGTCATTTATTACTCCGATTAAATTAAACTACTTGAAATTGTAGTAAGTATAAGGGGGAATCGTGGTGCTTTGGTGTTGCAACATCAATCCAATTGTTACCATAGGATACTATGACACGTCCTGGGTGTGCAGAGATAATCTCTTTTGCTTCACCCTTTTCAAATACGATGAACTCACCACCACACCATTTATGCCATATGCTATTGAGTACGACAGTTACATAGGAATCCTGCTTTTCAACACCAGATCGTCTTGCAACAAAAGGTTCTTCCTTAGAAACTTTTGTAATTTGCAAGTTTTTCAAATTTACATCTTCTTCATTAAGTCGAAAAATCTCCACACAAACTGCAGTTGCAATATCTTCTGCAAGTAAAGAAATATCTTCACTTTTAATTATATGAGAAAATAGTCGTTCTAAATTATCATGAGGTATCATATTATCTAATACTTCAACCTCGCATTCATAATGCTCTTTATTTGAAAGAGTTTTTGGATCAATCATTATTTTTCACCATTTTTAGTGCTACGCTATATCTATAGTCATTATTGAGAGGTCTTGCGCTGTGCAAAATATTCCCATCAAACAAGACCATTCTACCCATTTTTGGTAAAACTGATTTTATAATTTCACCACGTTCATCAAAAAATACTGTCTCTCCACACTGTTCCATCCTAGTATTAAAATTACAGTAGAATAATACAGTAGTATGACATCCATCAACGTGAGGATAGCAGACTTCATTTGGAGCGAACAGGTTTATATATGCTCTGGATATCTGTAAATCATCATCAGTTAGAAACTTTTCAGCAACATTGCCGAAACGATCTATCCAAGAACCTGACAAATCCGCAGACAAACCACTACGAACACGCATATTGTTATATAAGTCATACTCAACCTTCCAACTTAGTTTAGGTAAAAGTACTTGAAGATCACCGATTAACTCAAGGGGTACTTCATTATCTACTACATCTATTCGCATCTTTTCCATTCCGCTAATTTTGCTTTAGCAATCAAACCTTGATAGGTATTGTTATCTATAAGAGTTTTTGCACCCTGTGCATCAGTGAACACACCTGCTTTACGCATGTCGTTCATATCTTTTTGTTTGATGGTGTCAGACCATATCACAACCTTATCACCATTGTCAATACGTTTCTGTAGACGATTGACGATCTCTTTGGATCGAGGTTCATTGTCATACACAAAGACAAACTGTTCTCCTGACAGGTCAGTATCTGCACCTGCCATTGCGAGTGAGTTGGGAACGAACATCGCATCAATAGGACCTTCTAAGATATAGACTATCTCATTGAAGTTGAGGCGATCAAACCCAAATATCTTTGGTGCTTGCGCAATCATTGTAGTCAGATACTTAGGTTTCTCCTCACCGAATGCTCTACCTTGAAATCCAAGTAGAGTACCATGCTTATCACGGAATGGAATCACCAAACGAGGATGATCGGTTTCCTCATTATACTTATAACCCAACTGGTCAATTTTGTCAAGGAATTTGTAGAATTTTGGGATGAAGTATAAGTCGTCAAAGTACTTAATGTCAATCAGTCGATTCTCGACATACTTACGAGCAGGGTGCGTCTCTGGTAGACTAGATATCGTTCTCTGACTACTGAGAGCGTCTCTGGTAGGCATACGCACTTTCTGGTAGGTTACGTCTTTAACTTCTTTAGATGCTACTGACACCTTCGCAGATGGGTTCTGAGACTCTCCATTCTTGTATCGCTCAAGTACATACTCTTTGTACTTCTCCGCATCGATATACTTTAGAAAGTTCCCAAACGTGGTTGATTGACCACAGTTGTGACACCTGAAGTACATGTCGTTTTTCTTACGATACAGGAATGCTCTCGCTTTGATCTTAGACTTCTTAGAGTCTCCACAATACGGACAGCGGAAGTTATAGAGGTTGTCTTTCTTCTTAGTGAATCGCACAAGACGGTGCGATATGTCGTGCATGAACGACAGATCAGTTTGAAATGACATACTATACCCATAATTAATTAACAGTGTAATATTACACTGTTGTTACACATTTGTCAAGGCAATTATTGAAAAATAATTTCTAGAGGGATTTTGGAAATTACGAAACCTAAAACAATAGCACCACCTACGAGAATCCAACGCCATTGTTCCAATTTACTCAAACGTGACGATACTAATTCGTGATGGTTCTTCATCTCATTATGAAGTTGCTTGATTTCGCCTAACAGGATTTCATGAGACTCTTGGATACGATTCTCTAGTTGAACATAGTCTTTATCGTTTTCTCTTTTTGTCTGTTCGATCATACCGTATATTTCCTGATCATTCTTCTCCACGAGTTCTAACTTAGTCTCATGGATTGCAAGCATACGATTCAGGGAACTGGCGACTTCACCGATCTTATCAATAGCAACGTCTAACTTCTCAATAACCCCTGTCATTGAGAGTACGTCTCTTTTTACTAGTTCGATCTCAGTCTTGAGTTCGTGATACTGTTCCATCATTAGTCCCTGCTTGCTCAGTACTATTTATATCTTCATCGGTTACAGACTTCTCATAGTATATGATAATTTCTTTCTGTTGTCCAATGAATCTTTTGATATCTGCCATGTTTAATGAGAGATTCTCATAGTCTCGCACTGAGATAGCATAGAAAACAAAGTCTGCGTTTTCCTTGAGGAACCTCTCCTTGAATTCCTCAAAATTCTCTTCAGTGACCACATAGAACTGAACATCATTCAGTCTAAGGGGTTTCGGTCTTTCCATCACAGGGATGGTTGGTTTGATGATCTTTGTCTCAGTAACAATCTCTTTCTCTGGTTCTCTCGCAAACATCGAGCAACCAGATAGAACACTACTTGCTAGTAAGAGACTCAAGATCGTCAAACAATGCTTTTGTACCATTATTTATTCTCTTTTCTATCAGCGCAGGTTTTGACTGTGACAGTCTTGTCAAGTCATGCTTCTGCAACTTTGATCTCAACTCATCTTGGTATTCTTCTGCTTGCTGAAGTTTACCCTGTAACTCACTTGTGAGTTCTGCTTGTTTCTGTGCAATCTCTTGTTGTGCTTGAATCGTTTCACTTTGAGTTGCAACAACTGATTCCAACTTTGCGTTATTCTCTGCAAGTTGTTGGATTCTCGCTTGTGTGTCGTTGTAGTACCAGACAGCACCGTAACCGACACCCCCCAATACTGCAAGGACAACTATCATAGCATAAAGTTTGATCATTAGTCAAGTAACTCCATAGAGTTTTCGTAGTCATCTAGTGCTAATGCAAGTTCTTCCTGCAAGGTAGCATCTGCGCGATCAAACGTCTTCTTGAATTCAACTGCAGTTTTTAGTGAGACTTTCAATTCACCTTCATCATACTCCAGTACTGTACCACTGCGAGTTGCAACCGCTTCTTCGATCTTCTTATAGTTACGCGCTACCTTTCTCCAACGACCACCACCGCGTCCATTGAAGCGAATGTTCTTAGTTTCACCTGTCTCCGAATTCTTCAGAGTGATGATACCATCTGGATAGTTCTTAGCGTACTTGTAAATCTTCGATTCGTTCTCATCGTCCAACTGCAAATAGTTAGACCACTTTGCGTACTTCTTCTTACCCTTTTTGAACTTATCGAAAGTCTGTGGGTTGACTTCAAATACACGAGATTGACGCTTCTTCTTTCTACGCACAACAGGAATGTCGGTAGACACTCCTGCACCAGTGACGTTAGCAATATCTTCGTTGAGTAGTACGCTCTCGATTAGGGTGTCATCTTTAAAATCTTCACCCTTTTCGTACTGCTCTTTAATTAGTGCGAGTGCCGCAATGTATGACCCCAACTGCGATCTACCGCCTGGCACTTTCGCGAGCAATCTTTTGAGTCGAAACACAAGACGATGTAGCAATGTAAATTCATTACGCTCTGCAGTTGACATGTCTTTGTGTGGTTTGATTCGATTCCCATCTTCATCGATCAACCCCAACTCATACGCTTTCATCTTGGTAAATGGCGTAGTGAGCAACTTTAGAATTCGTAGCGTAATTAGGTTGTCTACTAACTGACCCATTATATTTCCCTTAGTACCTTTACCACATAGTTGTCTAGTGGTATCTCTATTTTCTCATCTTCCCTCAGTAGGTTTAAAAATACAAGGAAAGACTTCAGTGCAGGAAGCATATGATTGTCTGCTTTGAATAGAAGCATCTCTTTGGTTGCTTCTGCACCGAATACATTATATAGAACCACTATATGATTGATGATTAGACGCTCACGCAGTGTATCTCCTGAGAGGTATCTTGACAGTAATAACTTGATATACTTAATACGCTTCAAGTCATTCTGAAATTCCTCTACAGTAGTACACTGCGGATTGTCATAATGCTTCATCGCATACTGGATGAAGTTATCATCAGTTAATTTCATCACAAAGACTATTCGTTATACGATCTTTGCGTATACCTGACAAGAACCAGTTCTTGTGTATTCGTACTCAATAACCAACTTCTTACCAGAAGTGACTTCGTTGATGAACTCATCATTTGGAGTTGCACCATCTTTACCGAATACACCACCAAACTGAGTGAGTTCTACTTCAATAGAACCCTGATCTTCGTTCAGTGCAGGAATCTCAAAGAACAGACCGATAGTAGACAGTTTGTTCTGGAGTTGGATCAATGCACCTTTTGGATTGATGTAGGTACGCTCACCGATAGAACCGACAAACGCATTCAATGCGCGGAGTTCTTCGGATGAATCAAGATCAAACACTGCGCGTTCTGGACTATCAACTGCATTCTCTGTTGGAGGAACTACAGATGCATCGCCTGCGCCAGGGTATGCTTCTTGTAAATGATCTTTAAATGACTTCATGGTTTTCCCCTTATGCTACTACTGCACCGTTGACTGCGAGAACTACCCATGCCGCGGCGGCAGTGTTCCACATCAGTGTTGCAGTGTCACCTACATCTGCGAATGTGATTGTAGTACCACCCAACAGATTGGTAGGAGTGACAACCGCGTCATCAGTACCATCAGTCTTAAATACGAGTACTTTAATCTGTCCTTGTTCGTTACCGTCACCTAGACCATATGTAGAGTCAGATGAACCAGTAGAACCAGAGGTGAGGTTAGATACTGCAGAAGAGGTTTCCAGTACTACGTTAGTACCAGAGTATACTGCGTCTTGTGGAGTACCCTTGAGTGCGAGGTAACCATCGAGTTTGACGTTTGTGTCAATATCACCAAACAGGTTAGCAACGGTCAACTTCTTGTTAGTACCGCCCTGAATGATGTGTAGTAAGTCTGCAGATGCCGCACTTGTTGCCGCTTGCAGTTCTGAGATTTTTTTATCTGCCATGTTTTGCTCCTATTGAAATAATAAAAATGGGGTGCTTTGTTACAAACACCCCCACCGCTAGGTGTTCAGTTTTATTTATGCACCTGCCGCGACAGTTACAGTTTGCGCAGTAACAGCAGTAGTTACCAATTGTGCGTCTGTAGTACCGTCTGCAGTATCCTTCAATGAACCACTGTTCAATGCAACGTTTGCTGAACCTGCACCACCGAATGTGAGTACGTCAGTTGCAGACAAAGTAAGACCAGTTGCAGTGAAACGCTTCTTGTTCTTAGTAGAACCAGTTCCAGTGTAAGTAAGAGTGTAGTCACCGTTTGCGTCACCAGACTCATCACCATTTGCTACAGTGATTTGTGGTGAACCAGTTACAGTTACTGCTTCGTTCCAAGTAACATCCACAGTGATAGTAGTATCGTCTGCAGTCAAAGCGTCTGTTACAAACTTAACAGAAGAGATAGTAGCGGCGGCGAGTTTATCAGCACCTGCCAATTCACCAATTGCTACGATTACTTCTTCCAGACCATTCGCGTGAGTGTAAACCCAACCACGATTATCCGCGAAAGTTTTTTCTTTATCTTCAGCAGTCAACCACTTTGGTTTAGACTCATCAGATGTATTTGCACCCCAAGATGACATATTAGTTCTCCTAATTAGAAATTTCTATCTCTAGTATTTATTAATCGGCGATGCTGTACTTGACGCGCATCTTCTTTAGTTCCTGTTCCAGTTTCTTCATCGCATTACGAGAACCACTGTCAAGTACGAGTGACCTATCTTTAGCAACAGAAACATCCAAACTCATTTTATCAGCGAGTGCAATGATTTCATCACGCACCTTTTCAAACTCTTTAGGTTCGATTGACACTGCAGTAGAAACTGCTTCGTTCAATGACTCCATCAAACCTGCACCCTTGATAATTTCGTATACCTTATCGCGTGGATCAGTATCCATATCACGGAGGGTATTACTCAACTTACCAAGAAGTGTACCTTTCTTCATGAGATCAGCACGACCAATGTCACTCAACATCTTAGCGACTTTAAGGAAGTCACCCTTGTCCATTCCACCACTCTTTTGAGCATACTTGGTGAGTTCCATAGATGCTTTCTTGAATGATTCAGTTACTGCTTCTGAGCATGAACCTTCATGCATCTTACCACACTCTTCACATACAGTCATTTCTTCATGTGCTTTCTTGAGATGTGCAACCAAACCGTCAATAGAATCACCTGTCCACTGACCCTTCATACCTTTCATGTTAGCAACCCAAAGACCTGCATCGTCATCGAGTGAGAAATCACCGAATTGTACACGCTTCTTGAGAATCTTGTTGACTCCACCATTACCACGGACAAGTTCCCAATCACCAACCTTGATAGATTTAGCACCTTTCATCCACTGCTTCGCGAGGTTTCCGACTGCTTCAAACATCAAAGAATCTTCAGGCATCGCTTCAACTTCTTCACGCTTCATCATCTTGAATGCAACGTTAGCGAGTTGACTGATCTTCAGTTTGTCCATCTTCGCTTTGTTAGTATCATTTACTTTGTCGTAAATCTGAGCGATTGCTGATGCAGTGAACATGTCAACCATTACACCATCAATCTTCTGCGCTGATTTCTTAGCAACGATCTCTTTAACTTTAGCAATAGTATTAGACTCTTCAGTCAATTCAACTTCTTCGTCAAGAGACATGATAACGTCTGCAATCTTAGCAACAGATGCTGAACTGTACTTATCAGTTGCATACTTGAAGTTCTTAGCAACCATCTTCTCTGCATCTTTAGGGTTAGAACCCTTCTTCACGAGATACGCAACAACCTTCTTCGGATCAACTGCTTCAGTCAATTCTACATCTTCTTGTACAAGTGGTGCTAAATCTTTAGTCAAGAACTTCTTATCGTAACCCTGCTTTGCAAGCATGTCAATAAGTTTTGCCATGTCTTTCTTAGTCATACCTCTAGGAATGTAATCACCA